CGATTTCCAGCAGCGCGGTTCGATATTGCGCCATCGACTGGAAGGTCGCGGCATAGCTGTCGTTCGCGATCAGTCCCGCGCACGCCGCCATCAGGGTGCGGAGGTTCTCGATCTCGGCTTCCATGGCGCGCTCCACATCAGTCGCTAGATGCAGCGGGAAGCTCGGGCCGACGCCCATGCGCTCGCGCCATGTCTTTACAGCCAATGCGTCTCCGCCTTTTTTCTTCATCTGGTCCATCTATCCATTCCCTCTGGTTGTCCTTCTAACCACTTGTCGGTTCGACAGCAGCTTCTCTTCGGCGCGCCGGCGCAGCGCAGACTGCAATTCCAGGTCGAGGCGCGTGATCGCCAGCTGCTCGAACAGTGCCCGCGCCATCTGCTCGTCACTGCCGTACACGGCGCGCGCCTGCTCGAACGTCGCCCTCATGCCGCGACCAGCACCGGCTCGGCGGCTGCGGGCGCGGGCTCGCGCACATTCAGCGGCCGCATGCTGCCGGTCCGCAGGTTCACGAAAGCGCCGTGCCAGGTCAGCTTCCCGTGGCGGAAGAACTCCCACAGGATGGACAGCGCCGGCGTGACGACCGACTGGTTCACGAACAGCTCCTGGCGCTCGAGCGCCTCGGCCAGGCCGCAGCTGGGCGTGTCGTCCTCGATCGCCTGCAGGTCGACCAGCTCGGGCAGCACGTCGTACGGGCTGGGCAGCTTCACGTTGCCGGGCACGTTGATGCGCGGCTGGTCGGTCAGCTCGCCCAGCAGCACCTGGCCGTCGGCCGCGCGGTTGCCGAGGTCCATCAGGTAGTGCGCGCCGGAGCGCCGCAGCTTGTGGTGGATCTCGTGCCGGGCCCGGGCGCTATCGACGCAGGCGATCGCCATACTGAATGAGTTCCGGTAGTCGTCGTCGAAGCGGCCGTACACCGCCTCCCAGTTCAGCCCGAAGAACGCGTTGATCCGCTGGACCAGCACGATCGACTTGCTGGCGCCGACGTCGAAGGCGCCGAACAACTGCCTTCCCATGTTGGCCTCGCTCACCGTGTCGGGGTCGTACGCCTTTACCTGCAGGCCCGGATGGCCGAGCGCCACCAGCGCGTGATTTAGCCGGGCCAGGCCAGTGAGCATTTGCGAGCCGTTGCCGCCGCAGCCGATCAGGGCGATGCGCACCGGGTGGCTCAGCATGTGGGATGGTGTAATGTGCGGCATGCGATCACCCGAAGATTTTCGCGGCCGGGACGTTGATCGGGATGTACAGCCCGAGCACGCACAGCCGGAACGCCACCGTCGGCGTGTCCGTGTCGAGGCTGCCGAACACCGCCGAGATCTTGACGGCGCCGCGGTCGTCCTCGTCGTCGGTCCCGCTAAAGAACGCACCGAGGTGGCCGTGGCTGTGCAGGTCGATTGCAATGCTCTCGTCGGGCCCGGGCTCGACCTGGCGATACTGGATGTGACTCGCGCTCGCCTCGCCGATGATGTCCGGGTAGTCGATCCGCCAAGCCTTCTTCCTGTGGTCCCACAGCAGGCTGGCCGCCGCTTCGATGGGCGCGTCGGCCTTGGCCTTGGCCGCGAACTCTTTCATCTGCGTCAGCGCGCTGCCGATCGAGACGAAGTCGAGCTCGCACTTGCCGGCGATCGCGCCGTACGGAATGGCGACAGCCGTCTGCTTCGCCAGTTGGTGGATGTAATGCAGCCATGGGCGGCGCACTTCCAGGTACAGGCCGTCCTCGGCCAGCAGGAAGCGGTGGCCGTTGTCCTGAAGCGGGTGGAACGGCGCATGGCGCGGCACGGCGGCGACCGGCGCGGCGGCCAGCAGGGCCTTGTCCATCTGCAGCAGCTCAGCGGGCGCCGCTTCCTCGTCGACGGCCAGCGGCAGCGGGCGCTGCGAGCGCAGCACCTCCTCGGTGGTCTTGATGAAGGTCGCAAAGGATCCGCGCGTGGTCTCGAGGACGGTGTCGAACGAACCGCGGGTGATCTGGAGCAGCTCGTCGAATGCGCCGGTGATTTCTTGGGTGTGCATGGTATTCCTCTGTAATTTAGTTGGTGGTGCGGGCGGCGATGCGGGCGATCGCTTCCTGCAGGGTTTCTTTCGACCGGACCAGCGCGCGGTTCATTGCGGCCGGGTCAGGTGCTGCCAGTTGCTCGCGCCACAGCTGCTCCATGCCGCCCTTGTGCTTGACCGCACCGGTTCGGTTCGGGTGGGTGAAGTGGCTTTTGAAGAACGCGCGCTCGTAGCTGTGGATAACTTCGGCGCCGAAGGTCGCCGGCAGCTTGACGTTGCCGGTGCAGATGCGGCCGCCGTCCCACACGTTCATGTGCGGCGAGTGATAGAGCGGCGTCGCCGGCGCCGGGCGCACGTTCGCGGCCAGCGCGAACACGAACCAGTCGCCGGGCGTCGCGACGAACACCAACGCGGGATGCGCGGCCATGCCGACGCCTTCGAGCTTGCCGCTGCCGGCTGCCTTGAACCAGGTCATGCGCTCCTGCGCCGGCGTCCACCAGGCGATCAGGTTCGGCGAACTGAACAGCAGGTTCTCCGGCAGGAAGCCCGCGAAGGCAGTTGCCGCGCCGACGGCGTCCGCGAACTTGGCCAGGCTGCCCTTCGACAGCGGCACGCCGGCGCCGATCACCTTGCGATGCGGGTGCTGGGCGTCCGGCACGACCGGGTGCGAAGTGGCGTAGACGTCGCCACGGTCGGACTGGTACATCAGTACCGCGCTGACCAGGTTCAGCACCTTCTCGCCGGCGGCGATGATTTTGACTTCGTGCAGGTTCACAGTTTTTCTCCCAGCAGCAGGACCAGCTTTTCGACCACCACCGCGACCTCGATCGTCTGCTCGGTTTTGGTCTGGAACTCGCGGATGCCCGCGGCGGTCATCGGTACCGGATTGGCGTCGATGAATTCGACGTACTCGCCGCTGTTGCCCAGGCCTTCCAGATAGTCGTCAAGCGTCTGGCCGATCGTGCCGTGCTCCTTCCAGAGCAGGACCATCGCGCCGTCGACCGTGTCGTAGCCGCAGCGATACGTTCCTTTGTCCGACGGGTGCAGGACGAAGTCGGCTCGATTGACCAAGGCGTGCAAGGCGTCACACAGCGCGATCACTCGACCTGCGAAACCCATCGCCTCGACAGTTGCGATTGCCTCTCGCGAGAGGACGCGCTTCGGATAGCAGACCCATTCAGGCATGCCGGCGAAAAAAATGGCCCGGGTGATGATCTGTTCGTTCTCGACCAGTTCCTGAACGGTTTTATATCCGTGGTTTTCGCGCTCAAGCTCGAGCAGCTCCACGTCGTTTTCGGTGTGTTGCCAGTACGCGCGCTCGGCCCAGTCCACCGCCACCCAGGGATTCATTGAATCGGGCAGCAGCAGCGTAGCGTCGCGTAGCACAGCGAGCACCGTTTGACCCAAGCCTTTAAGCTTCCTCTCCAGCCTTTCGATGCCAGGCGCGAGTGCAAAGCGCGGGATATCGCCCTCCATGCGCGTGAAACAGAACCAGGCCGTCGTCGCGCTGTTGTGCGTGAGGGTAAGGTCATCGAGCAACTGCACGTGCAGGCTCCAGCGGAAGAACCTGCACGGCTTGTTCCGGATCAGCCGCGTCCACCAGTGCGACAGCGCGCGCGCCGACAGTTGCTGCTCCTGATTGCCGAATACTTCTGTGAGCAGTGCGTTGCGCGGCGTGCGCAGCATCGCGTTGCTGATCACGTTCGCCTCGATCAGTGCGATCGTCAGCGGCACCGTCAGGGTATCGGCGCCGTGAAGGGTGTATTGCATCGGGATCTCTGCCGCCAGCTGCGGCAGGGCCAGGACCGACGCGGGCAGCATGGCGCTCACGGCAGCACCGCGTGATGCATGGAAGGCGCGAGGCAGCGCGGATCGGCGGTGTGGCGGTGCCGACCGATGATAACGTCGAGCTGCTTGGCCACAGGCTCGCCGACCTGGTCCGGCGCGAGCACATGCACCGGGCGCTGCGCGGACTCCAGGCGGCCGCCGTTGCGCAGGCGCTGCAGGGCGACCTCGCGCGTCAGGCTGGCGCCCTTGGTGCCGACGGCGCGGCGGAAGGTGTAGACCTCTTTCGCGCCGGTTTGCACTGGGCCTTCGATATCGGCACTGGTAATTTCTGGGTAGACGTTGGCGTAGAAGTCACGCACCTGAGGCAGCGTGAGGGCCGGGCTCGGGTCGGCGAGCACAACGCTGTTGTAGCGGAATTCGCGGATGAGGGTCTGGATGTCCACAGGCGCTCCTATTAGAAGAGGTCGAGGGTGAGGTCGGCCGCCGTCGGTTGGTGATCGGCGTCGGGTGCCGCCGCGGGCGCGGCGACTACCAGAGGCTGTTCCCCGGTCTGGTCGACGCCAGCCATCATCTGGTCAGCTGCCGCGCCGGCTTCACCAGCGGCCTCGCCCGCTGCCTGCAGTGCTGCCGGCTCCTGCTCGCCGTCGGCCTTACCGCGGCCCTTCTTGCCCGGCTTGTCGTTCTTGGCTGCGGCCTTCGGCGCCGACAGCGCTGGCGCCGCACCGGGCGCGCCGCCAGTTGCGGCCTGCGCCTGCTCGATGAGCGAGCGCTTCGGCGCGTGCCAAGTGGCCAGCGCAGTGGCGAAGTCGGCGTCGAACTCAGCCGGGGTGGCGACGAGCGACAGCGGCATCGGCAGATTAGCCTTGGCCTTGCTGTCGGCCGGCACCGGCGTGACGTTGACGCGCAGCTGGTCAGCGCCTTCGGGGGCGATAGTGATCATCAGCGTCGCTTGTTTCGCGAGCTCATGCAGGGAGGTGAACATAGGTGGTCCTCTTCGGTTGGTAGGTGCCCGGGTGGGCGCTGGTCAATCGTTGTCGTTGGCCTGGAGCTTCTTCACGTCGACGCGCGCGCCGCGGCGCATCTGCCGGCGGGCGACGGCGCCCAGGATGATCTTGAAGGTCGGGTTCTTCAGCATGTCGTCGAGGGAGGCCTTCACGCGCAGCATGCGGTGGGCGATCTCGAGCGAAGCGCGGTCGGGGTCGGTGCGCACCATGTCAGGCTCCGTCAGCCGGGTTGGCAGGCCTGTCTTGCAGGCGCCGGAGATCAGCGGCGATGCCGGGCTCACCGGCACGCAGCCAGCCAGCAAGGTACGAGACAAAACAGTCGCATCGGCGATCGATATCTTTTGGCTCGAACTTAAGCGAATAGTCGACGGCCTCGGTCACCGCTGCCCGGATGAGCTTGGCAGTGGCCATCAGCGCACCCCAGCCACGACGGTGATGCCGTAAGCCTGGTCGCCCAGCACTTCAGCAGTCAGGACGGCGGCGGCCGTGCTGGACACGGCGAGGGCGCTAAAAGTGATGCAGGCGGTGGCTGTGCGCACAGTGATGAGGAAGGGCTTCTTCATACAGGTCTCCAAGTCGCTGCTCGGCGGATGCTGAGCTCGGTTCGTTTCAACTAACTACAACCACAGGTTACAGCAAGTTCAGCTGTAGTGCAAATAAAAGTTGTAATTGAGGGCGCGAATATTTCAAACCCAGGAGCGCTCAGGTTGTATGGACGAAAAAAAGCCCCGGCTGGCGGGGCGTGGTGCAGGAGCGCTGCGCGGCTACCTCAAGGCGTACTGCGCATGCTTCATTTCGTAAAGCGACTTCTTGGCGCAGTTTTTATTCCATGCGCTCGTCGACGGGCTTATGGCGCCCTTTGCGTAAGCGACATGTTCACGACTCATTCCACCAAAGCCATTGCGGCCTCGATAGGTGACGCATACCACGGTGCCATCCTCATTCGAGAGAATGCGGTCCCACTTCAACGAATCGGGATCGCGCATGCTAGTCTTTATCGCGGCCAAGACGCGAGCTGTGGACCTGAATCTAGCATTAGATTGCGCTTTTTCCGCTACCTGTTCTGGGGTGAGCTCGGGGCGAGGTGGTGATGGAGTAGTGGATGAGGCCATGGGCGCGCGTGTTGACGGCAGGATGCTTGTGAGGACAAAGCCGCCGAAGATAATGATGGCGATAACCTGCAGGCGGCCCATTGGCTGTTTTGGCCTGGCACCACATGCTGGACAGGCAGCTGCATCTGAACTCACTTCACGACCGCACTCTCTGCATTTCACCAAGGCCATAATCGATCCTCATAAACGGCCGGTAATAATACGGCCGGGCTGGTACACCACTCGGCCGACTATGTTCAGTTGGCCCGAGCGAACGTTGATAGGTTTGAACTCTGGGTTTACCGAAGTGAGATACCACTGCCCACCACGCTCCACCAGCTGCTGCACGCACGCTTCTCCATTCCAGTTGACCGCATAGATGTCCCGATTGCGCAGCGTGGTATCACCAGTATCGACCACGACCCAGTCGTCTTCAAATAGCATAGGCTCCATACCTCGATCACGGACGCGAACTCCAAGCAGCTGACGGGAATGCTCAGGCATCGCGGCCAGCGCAGCGGTCGGGACGCACAGCATTCCGTCGCTCGCCATATCGGGATCGGTCTCGAAGCCGGCCACACCGGCGCGCAGGCGAAGCCTGACGCAATGCGCCTTGACTGTCGTCATACGTTCGGCCTGAAGGCCGACTTGGGAATATGCCCAAGCACCAGGTGCATCGCCTGGATATCCTCCCAGTCGATCACGATGTTCTGGTGGTCTTTATTTACCGATTCGAAGCAGCTTTGGCCGTCACGAGTCCAAAGCAACCGTTTAATCATTCGCCGCCCGTCCGCCAGTTGCACGATGACCTCGTCGCTTGGTAGAACTTCAGCACACGGATCGACACCGACAAATTCCCCGGGCAGATAACGCGGGCTCATACTCTCGCCGCGCACGCGCAGCGCATAAGCTTCAATGCAGGATGTGTACCACACCATGTGTCCGTCTGGATTCTCCACAGGGTCGACTTGAATGAAACCGTCGGCGCCGGCTTGAACGCGTCCGGCGACCGGAATAAGGCGGGGAGTGGCCACAATGGCTGGGGCTTCCTCCAGCTCCACTAGTGATTCTATTGTCGGCCGCGCCTTTTGCGACGCACCAACATCGCCGCCAAATTTCAGGGCGGCTGGAGTGACCCCTAAAAATTCCGCCGCCAGTTCGAGATTCTTTCCACGCGGCTCCGAGACCCCAGCAATCCATTTCTGGACAGCTTGGGGCGTCACCCCAACGAAGCGCGCCATTTCGGACTGGTTGCCGCCGTTTCGTGCTGCCAGCAGGGTTTCGATGCGGTTTGCCATAGTTTCCATTCAGCTATCTTACAAGCATAGGTTGTAACAAGCACTGCAAATTTCAGTTGTAGAAGAGGTCGGCTTACTGTAACCTCCGGTTGTAGACAACAACTAGGGCAGGAACATGGAAACCGGAATTGCAAAAGCTATTCGTCTTGCAGGCAGTCAAACCGCACTGGGCAATCTAGTCGGCCTTACGCCACAGGCGATTCAAAAGTGGTCAGTCCAAGGCTTTGTGCCAGGCGACCGCTGCCGGGAGGTGGAGACCAAGCTCGACGGCCAAGTGACGCGGTACGAGCTTAACCCAGCTGTGTTCGGCGAGCCGCCAGTCGTCGAAGCCAAGTAACAGTAACAGTGCATCAAGGAAATAGCATGCGGAACAATCCACACAAGACCCGAATCGCGATGTACCGCGACTGCGTCGAGGAATGGCGCAAGCGCGAAGGGTGGAGCCGGGAGACCGTCTGCCAGATGATCGTGGAGGCCCATGAACACATCGATGGCCCCGCCAGCACTGGCATCCGCTTCGAGCCGCCGACGATCGACGTGTACGAGCGCCAGAAGGTGAACGCCGAGCGCATCTTCCGCTGGCTCGACGACGTCACGAAGGATAAGAACCTGCTGCCGTCGAACTTCGAAGCATCGATTGAGGAGGCCATGCCGATCGACATCTACCTGAAGTTCGAGAACATGCGCCTGGCACGCAAGGGCGTCGAGCTGCGCCTCATCGAGGCCGAACCGCGGCCAGCGCTGGACCTGGCGCCGCACCTGCGCAGCATGGTGAAGGAATCGGCCGAGGCGACGACGTCGCTGCTGAACATCGGCCCGGGGTCGACCGTCGAGCAGCTGAAAGCTGCATGCCGCGAGCTGCAGGAAGCCGAGGACTCGGCAGCCGGCGCGAAGCGCGACATCCAGAGCGAGATCGCGCGCCGCAATGGGGCGGGCGAACCATGAGGGCCCAGGACAAGCGAGTGCCGATCGGCCAGCTGCTCACAGCCGTCGAGGACGTGTTGAGGAACGGGCCGCGCACCATCGGCGCACTTGCGCAAGAGCTGGGCTATTCCGTCGTGGCGGTGCGTGCGCGCCTGGAGCAGCTGGAACTCGAGCAGCGGGCGCACCGGGTCAAGGTGCCGATCAACTCCTTTTCAGGCTTCGCCTTCCACTGGCACCACGGCGCCGCCGCCAACGACGCATGCCCATCGCCTGCCGTGCTGGCACAGCAGCGGCCGGCTCTTGTCGACCAGGGCGTCGTCCCATTCCAGTCGACGGTGCGCACATTCCCGGCCATCAACCGACGCGACCCGTTGGTGGCCGCGCTGTTCGGACCGGCGCGCCTATGAACTACTACCCATTTCACATCGGCGACTTCCGCTCTGGCACCGTCAACATGAGCCGGCATGCGCGCTGGATCTACCGCGACCTGCTGGACATTTATTACGACACTGAGCAGCCGTTATCGCTCGACCTCGACCTGCTGTGCGACCAGGTCGGCGCCGAGAGCGAGGACGAGCGGCGCATCGTCGAACGTCTCTTGCGCTTCAAGTTCGTGAAGGCGGAGGACGGCTACCGTCACGCCATCTGCGACCAGGTCATTGCGGACTACCACACCAAGGCAGAGACAGCGAAAACCAATGGCAAGAAAGGTGGTCGCCCAAGGAAAGCCAAGGAAACCGAAGAAAAACCCAGCGGGTTTCCATCCGGTTCCAATCCGCTACAAGATTGCATCCCGATTGCTACCGGATCACAAACTAACCAAGAACCAATAACCAATAACCAGTTAACTACCCCCAAACCCCCTGGCGGGGGCCTTGTGCCGGCCGAGAGGAAGCCCGGTGCTATCGCCCTGAAGACCTTCCTGGAAGCATGCACCGAAAAGGGTGAGCGACCCATGCGCGGCTACACGCCGCTGTGGCGCTGGGCCGAGGAGGCCCACATGCCGAACGACTTCGTTGCCTTGGCCTGGGTCGAGTTCTGCCGCCGCTTCCTGCCCGGGGGCACAGGCCAAGCGAAGCGCTACAAGGACTGGCGCGCCGCCTTCCGCAAGTACGTCGAAGGCAACTACCTGAAGCTGTGGGCGATCGACGGCAACGGCGCCTACTTCCTGACCACCCTGGGTAAACAGGCCCAGAAGATCCACGAATCGAAAGAAGCTGCATGAGCAACGACATCAAACCGCCGCCGCACAGCCTCGAGGCCGAGCAGGGCGTCATCGGCGCGCTGCTGCGCGACAACGACGCGGTCGATCGCATCGGCGACCTGCGCGTCGAGCATTTCTACCTGGGCGACCATGCCACCATCTTCGGCGAGCTGATGCGCCACCTGGCGGCCGGCCGCAGCTGCGACGTGATCTCGCTGGGCGACGCGCTGGCGGGCCGGGTCGGCAACTGCCTGCCGTACCTGAACTCGATGGCGCAGAGCGCGCCGTCGTCGGTGTACATCGGGCGCCACGCCGCCATCGTGCGCGACAAGGCGATCAAGCGCGGCCTGATCCATTTCGGCCGCGACGTCGCGGAGGCGGCGGCCGGCTCGCCGGCGGATTCCGCCGCGCTGGTGGACCAGGCCTCGTCGCAGCTGGAGAAGCTGGCCCTGGCACGCACGCGCGCGGAGCCGGCCCTGGCCGCCGACGAGATGACCGCGCACGTCGAGGAGATCGAGCGGCGCATGAGCGGCACCGTGAAGGCGATCTCGACCGGATTCGAGGCCGTCGACGACAAGCTCAACGGCGGGATCCGCCGCGGCGAGCTGATCGTGCTGGCCGCGCGCCCGAAGATGGGCAAAACCGCCTTCGCGCTCAACATCGCCAGCAATGCCGCCACCGACCACTCGGTGCTGGTGCTGTCTATGGAGATGCCGAAGTCGCAGCTGCACGACCGCAACATCGCGGTCCAGGGCCGCATCCCGCTCGAGCACCTGCTCAAGCCCTGGATGATGACGGACGCCGACTGGGCCGGCCTGACCCACGCGGCGGTGAAGATCGGCGGCATGAAGCTGCACCAGGACGACCAGGGCGGCCTGCGCCTGATCGACGTGCGCATGAAGGCAAAGGGCGTGAAGCGCAAGCACGGCCTCGACCTGCTGGTCGTCGACTACCTGCAGCTGATGGAGGGCGATGGCGACAACCGCAACGCGCAGATCGAGGGCATCACGCGCGGCCTCAAGTCGCTGGCCAAGGAACTCGACATCGGCGTGGTGCTGCTGTCGCAGCTGAATCGCAAGCTGGAGGAGCGGCCGAACAAGCGCCCGATGCCGTCCGACCTGCGCGACTCGGGCGCCATCGAGCAGGATGCGGACGCCGTCGTCTTCCTGTACCGGGACGAGGTCTACAACCCGGACAGTCCGGACAAGGGAGTGTGCGAGGTGGACGTGGCGCTGTGCCGCCAGGGCGCGCCTGGCCGCGCGGCGCTGGCCTATATCGGCGAGCAGACCCGCTTCGAGAACCTGGCGCGCGGCTGGCAGCCGGCCAAGGCGCCAGAACGCCGCGCAACGCGCGGACTGGCGGCGCACCTATGAGCGCGACCGTCTTCAAGAAGGGCCGGATCTACCACTTCCGATTTCAGGTGGCGGGCGCGCGCGTGCAGCGTAGCACCGGCCTGGCCAACAGGGCGGCCGCCGAGGCGCTGGCCAAGCGCGCGCACGATGCGGCGGTGGTGCGCGCCAATGGCGGCGAGCCGGTGCCGACGCTCGACGAGCTGGCCGGGGCCTGGGTAGTTGTCCACAGGCCGGTGGCCAGCGCGGCGCACATCCGCAGCGTCGAGACCTTCCGCCGGCTGCACATGTACACCCTGGGCGACAAGCCAATCGGCGACATCACGACGCAGGACGTCGAGCTGGCGCGCATCGAGCACCTCAGGACACACAAGCCGGCCAGTGCGAACCACTGGCTGCGGATCCTGAAGCTGCTCACGCTGTGGGCCGTCAAGCGCGGCACGCTGGCGGCGGCGCCGTGGCGCGTGCAACAGCTGAAGGTGCAGAAGCGGCCGCGCTCGTTCCTGCCGATCGACGTGGCCAGGACCTGGTTCGACGCTGTCGACGAGGTGACGAAGCAGTCGCCTGGCGTCGGTACCGCGGTGCGCCTGATGTTCGGCCTGGGCCTGCGCGAGGGAGAGTCGGCGTCGGCGCGCTGGGAATGGATCGACTGGGAGCGCTCGACGTACACCCCGGGCATCACGAAGGGCAGGGAAGCGGACGCCGTGCCGATGCCGAACTGGTTGCGCGAGCACCTGCAGCCGCGGCGCCAGGTGGAGGGACTGATCGTGACCAAGCCGAACGGCCAGGCCTTTGCGCCCGGCTTCGCGCGCGCCGCCATGCGCCGGGCGAACACCGCCTGCTCGATCAAGGGCATCACGCCGCACCGCCTGCGCGGCACGTTCGCCACGCTGCTGTCCGAGGCCGGGGTGCCGATCCAGACCATCCAGCAGGTGATGCGCCACAAGCACCACGCCACCACCATGGGCTACCTGGAAAAGAACCTCGACAAGGCCGTCATCGCGCAGAACGTGATCGCCGAAAAAGCGGGATTCGGTGGCGCGAAAGTGGCGCGCGAAGTGGCAGAAAGCCTTTAGGTAAAGGCACTCCGGATTATCTACAGTCATCGGTATTTAACTAAGCGACGGAAAAAAGGGGCGAAATATGAAGGTACAAGAATTGACCGGCACACTGCTGGATTACTGGGTGGCGCGGGTGGAGGAGACGGTGCTGTCCCGCTTCCCCTGGCGAGCTGAAAAAATGATCCTGCCAGATGGCGCGACGTTTGCACCATCTTCCAGCTGGGCGCAGGGCGGGCCGATTATTGAGCGCGAGCGCATTGGGTTCATGCCGGTTCTGCACGATGGCGAAACATGCTGGATGGCCGCGCATCCCGGTTTTGGCTCTGGATTCCATGGCCCCACGCCGCTGCTGGCCGCCATGCGCGCCTACGTGGCCAGCAAGTTCGGGGATGAGGTGCCGAACGAGGTTGCGACATGATCCGGGGCCGTGGGGTCGAAGACATCTGCGCGCTCTGCGATGAGTACTCGGTCAAGCTGGCAAACCCCGAGCAGGCGGCCCAAGGCAGGGGGGTGTGCCAGGTGGCCGAGGCCGGGCACCAGCTGCAGCACGTCGATTGGGATGGGCGCACCTGCGTTTCGTTCCGACTCGACTGGCCGCAGCTGGCCGCGCGCCGGCAGTATGTGGCCGTGCAGCGTCGCGCGCGCGACAATACCACCGAACCAGCAGAAATATTTGAATGACGCCCGGAAATTTCTGGGCGGCATTGGATAACATCAGGGCTTACTCAACAGGAGAAAGCCATGACCCTCACCGCGACGTTCGGTACCCTTGCACCACCTACCTTGCGCCGCGTCCGCCGCGAGGAGGTGGCCAGGCCGACATTCAACAAGCCCGACCCATACGCGCTGCTGATGGCGTGCTGGGTCGACTACATGCGCACGGACGATGCCGACCTGAAGGCGCACGGCATGAAGCTGACCGGCGACGGCTGGGCAGCGAAGGACGTGCACGAGTCGCAGTATCTCGCCGACCTGAAGACTGGCGAAGCCGTCGGCATCATGATCGATAGCCTCTCCGGCCTTCACCGCTGGGCGATCTGCAAGAGCCATCGGATATCGAAAGGCTGGCGGTATCCGAACGCCGACTATGCTGCCACCCTCCAGGAGGCGCGCGCTGAGCTGGAAGAAAAGCTGAGAAAACACGTTGCAACTCGGCTATATTTTTTGTAGAGTAGCGGCACTGGGTGTTTTCGCACGTCCAGAGAAAAGCAGAGCCCGCCACTTCGGCGGGCTTTGTCGTTTACGCCTCTATATAGATCAGCCGTGATCTGGCGTTGGCCAGAGCCAGGCGAGCGCACCCCAGGCGCGCATCGTCGCCGGACGCTGTAACCGGCAAGAATCTCCTCTCCAGGTGATCCACCTGGTTCGCCGCCCGATGCACTTAGCACAGGGCGGCTTTTTTATTCCCGAGGCCAGCATGAGCATCGAGTCCGAAATCATCTGGCTGCGTGTGCTGGTCCAGCTGTGGCGCGAGCAGGAAGTGCTTCAAGCCGAGCTGTTGGACTTTGATACCTGGTACCAGCGCCGCCAGCACCAGGCCCATGTCGAGTACATGAAGCGCACCAGCAAGCACCTGGTCTGCGATTGGCGCATCACCGGCGCCTCCTCGCCTGAGGAGGTCAGCCGGTTCTTCAACACCAACCCGAGAAGGGGCGCACATGCGACCACTTGCTGAGCTGTACCGCGACCAGATCATCCGCAGTGTGGTACCTGACCGACCAGCCATGTGCTACCCGGTGAACAAGCCCGAGGCCCTGGCCGACGTGTGCAGCCTGCTGGCCGACAGCACCGAGGCCAAGCGCCTGCTGCGCGCCAAGGGCTGGGGCCAGGTCGGCATGACGATCCTGGAGATTGCCCAGCTGCTGCCGATCGCGCCACAGCGGCCTGCACGGAAGAAGAAGCGCCGCTGATGGTCGCGCGCCCGAAGACGATCTGCCGCAAGGGCGGCTGCGGCACGCTGATCGACGCGCCTGGCTACTGCGCCAAGCATGTGCAGCTCAAGACCGGCTGGAACCGATCACACGACGGCGCCACCAGCGCCGAACGCGGCTATGACTATGCTTGGCAGCAGCTGCGCAAGCGCGTGCTGAAGCGCGATAAGGGGCTTTGCCAGATCAAAGGCGCTGACTGCCGCTTCGTTGCGCGCGAGGTCGACCACGTGGTGAGCAAAGCCGCAGCTCGCGAAAAGGGCTGGACAGACACCGAGATCGACGACGAAACCAACCTCCAAAGCGCATGTACACCCTGCCATGCGGCCAAAACCAAGGCCGAAAGGGGAGGGGGAGGTTAATTCTCTAGGGCAATTTCGCTCTAGACCGTCCGAGTAGCTTCATTTTTATATCCGCAATTCAGACTTTCAGGAGCGACAGCATGCCCAAACCCCGAACCCCTTCGGCGGCGCTGGAGGCTCGGGGTGCTTTCGACAAGGATCCGGCCCGCCGCCGCGAGGACTTCGAGGCCGGCGCCTTCGATCCGACGCCGCCAAAATATTTCAGTGCCAAACAGAAGACTGTGTGGGCCGAGATCGTCGGCGTGCTGCCGGCGAGCGTGTTGCAGGCGACTGACCGAATGGCAGTCGAGCTGGCGTCGCGCTTGATCGCCCAGTTCCGCGCGCTGCCGGATTCGGATGTCACGTCCGCCCAGGTTGCGCAGATTCGTACTGCCCTGGCGGTGCTCGGCATGACGCCGGCTGATCGCTCGCGCGTCTCCGCGAAGAAGGACACGCCGGCCAATCCGTTCGCGGCCATGATGGGCGGCCCGAAAAAGGCGCACTGATCATGCCGGCGGACTTCGTCGGCACAGCACTGGGATACGCGCAAGCAGTCGTCAAGGGGAAAACCGTCGCATGCAAGTGGGTCAAGCTCGCGTGCAAGCGGCACCTGGATGACCTGAAGGCCAGTCGACGGAAGGCGTTCCCGTACTACTTCGACGAAGACGCGGCCAATAAGATTTGCACGTTCCTCTCGCTGATGCCTCATACCAAGGGCAAGTGGGCGGGCAAGCGTGAGACGATCACCCTGGAGCCCTGGCAGTGCTTCGCGTTCGCCTCGCTGTTCGGTTGGAAGATCAAGAAAAACGGTCGGCGCCGGTACCGCAAGGCGTACTTCGCAGTGCCGCGAAAGAACGGCAAGTCGATCATCGGTGCGGGTATTGGCCTGTATATGTTCTCGGTCGACGGCGAGTTCGGCGCCGAGGTCTACTCGGGCGCGACAACCGAGAAGCAGGCATGGGAAGTCTTCCGCCCCGCCAAGCAAATGCTCGAGCGGACGCCCCAGCTACAGGAAGCATTGGGCGCCGAGGTCTGGGCAAAGGCCCTGCTGGTCCCAGCTGATGGGTCCCGCTTCGAGCCGGTGATTGGCAAGCCCGGCGACGGCGCCTCGCCGTCGTGCGCTGTCGTGGACGAGTACCACGAGCACGACACATCTGAGCTGGTCGACACCATGGAAACCGGCATGGGCGCGCGCGAGCAGCCCTTGCTGCTCATGATCACGACGGCTGGGTTCAACATCGCTGGCCCATGCTACGACCAGGAGCAGGACGCCAAGAAGGTGCTCGACGGCGTGCTGGACGACCCAGAGCTGTTCGCGCTGATTTATACGATCGACGAGGGCGACGACTGGACGAGCGCCGCGGCGCTGCGCAAGGCAAATCCGAACTTCGGCATCTCAGTCGACGAGGACTTCTTGTTGGCTCAGCAGCGCCTTGCAAAGCAGAGCGCATCGAAGCAGACCCGCTTCAAGACGAAGCACCTGAACATCTGGTGCTCGGCCAAATTGGCCTGGCTGAACATGCTCGAGTGGGCCAAGTGCGCGGACCGCACGCTACGCCGCGAACAGTTCAAGGGCGAGCGCTGCTACCTGACGCTCGACCTGGCCAGCCGGTCGGATGTGTGCGTGTTGATGCTGATGTTCGTTCGCGTCATCGACGGGAAGCAGCACTTCTACCTGTTCGGCGACTACTACCTCCCGGAGGCGGCAATTGAGAACGCGGAGAAGAACGCCAACGCCTATCGCAAGTGGGTGATCGAAGGTTACCTGCAGCAGCACGACGGCGCCGAGATCGACTTCGACCTGATCGAGGAAGACATGCTTGCGCTGGTGGCTGAGTACGGTCCAGACGAAGTCGTCTTCGACCCGTACCGCGCTGCGCAATTGGAGCAGCGGCTGATCAAGAACGGCGTTGCCGCCGTCGAGTACCAACAGATCGTGAAGAACATGTCGCTCCCGATGAAGGAGCTCGAGAGCGCGATCAAGGCCGGCCGCGTGCACCACGATGGCAATCCGATGCTGACCTGGATGATGTCCAACGTGGTAGCCCGGCTGGATGCCAAGGACAACATCTACCCGCGCAAGGAAAAGCCCGAGCAGAAGATCGACGGTCCAGTGGCCGCGATCATGGGCGTCGGCCGTGCAATTAGCGGACAAGAGCCCGCCACATCATTTTGGGATACACCTTGAAATTCTTCGACCGAATCCTGGGGCGCAAGTCAGCCCCGCGCACCGATGCCGAGATCATGAAATTGATCGACGGTGGGGGCAGCGCCATGATCGCCGGTGTGCACGTCAATGCACGCACCGCCCTGGAAGTATCGACGGTGCTGGCGTGCGTGAAGGTAATCGCCGACGGCTGCGCTACTCCGAAGTTCGAAGTCTTCGAAGAGAAGAGCGACGGCACGCGTGAGCGCGCGGTCAAAATCCCCGAATACCGGTTGCTATCGCGGCGGCCGAACGAGTGGCAGACGTCGTTCGAGTGGCGCCGCCAGATGACAATCCACGCCGCGCTTACCGGTGTGGCCCTGTCGATCAAAGTGCGCGGGCCGAATAACCGGATCCGCGAACTGATCCCTGTGGAGCCTGGCCGCTGGGATGTCCAGCGCGTCTCGCGCTACGAACTGGTCTATCGGTGCTGGGACGAATTCGGCTTGATCGGCACGTTCAGCCCAGACGATGTCTTCTTGTTGAACGGCGTGCAGTGGGATTGGGTGAAAAGTCTGGATGCAGTAAAGCTGGCCCGATCCGCGATTGGCTTGGCCATGGCCACCGAGCAAAGCCAGGTAGCGATGCACAAGAACGGGTTGCGTCCAAGCGGGGTCTACACGGTTGACAAGGTGTTAACCGAAGAGCAGCACACGCGCATGACGGCATGGATCAAGCGCTTCGCTGGAAGCTCTCGGACAGGCGACCCGCTGGTGTTGGACAACGATGCCAAGTGGACGCCGACTGCACAAACCGGGGTGGATGCGCAGCACGTCGAAACCCGCCGGCTGCAGATCGAGGAGATCTGCCGCGGCTACGCGGTCTTCC